CAACAAAGAAACCTGTATTAGCTGCATCTGCATCTGTGTCAAAGCCAACGATACCGCCGTTACCTGAACCACCTGCGTCACCCAGTATTGTTTCTGAAGCTGCAACACCTTTTAGGATTTCCATAAGTGCGTTGCCTTCGTCATCACCACGTACTTGAGCAAAGTCACGAGCAATCTTTGAAAGACCGTCTTGACGTGAAATTACTTCTTGTAGGTTAACTTGCTGTGCGCCAAATGTACGCATTGACTTAACATAGTTAGAAATCTCTGTTGAGATGTCTGTGTATGTACCATCAGTTGCACTTGATAGAGAAGGCACGTTGATGGTTGGGTTTAATGGTTTGTACCAACGCATTTGACCAATAAATGATTCACCGTCAGTGCGGATATCTTCTGAACCACCAACAATATCTGTTGAGTTTAGCTTTTTAGCTGTTGTATATGCTTCATCAGCATACGCAGAAATAGCCAATGCTACATTCTGAAAATCTGTGTTTGTAATAGCCATGATTGTAATTCCTTATGATAACTATTATATTTAATAATTGAATTGTCCTAGTTGGCCTTTAGCAGCCAGTGCTAGTACTTCCTCCTGAGTCATCTGAGAAATGCTTTTAGGAGCATCTACTTGGGATGGAGCAGAAGGGGTTGCCGTTCCAGCGCCACTATTGGCTTTAACACGGAACAGAAATGAATTATCTTCACTTTTTGAGTAAGAGTCAATAAATTCTTGAATAGAAGAACCAGACTTGTGAACCCATGCACCATTTTCGTTTTGAACAAGTTGCTCAACGATATCACGCTGTGCCATTTGACGACTACGCTCATTGCGGAACTCTAGTGTAGCTAGTTGTGTGTTCACAACATTATCACGGTTCAGCTTAGTGTTTTCTTCTTCGAACACCTTTAGTTTGGCGTTAGCTTCAGCTAGCTTCATTTCAAGAGCTTCTTTAAGCTTTCCTTCTGCTTCTAGACGTTCAATCTCAGCAGCTTTCTGTGCTTGTTCGACTTCAGCAGCTTTCTTAAGTGCCTCATCTCGCTCTCGAACCATGCGGTCCATGTTTTGCTTCATTTGTTGAAGACGGTCTTGCACCGCTGCCTCAATCGGATCTACCTCGTCCGTTTTAGCTTCTGGTGCCTCTGGTTGTTCAGTCTCTTCTTGGACTGTTTCTACTGTTTCTTCTTCAATTACTGTATTTTCTTCACTCATAATTTTTCCTTTCAAGCACAGCTTGAGTTAATATTTGTGTCACAGACACGTTTAAATAGAGTCCTATAGGCTATTACAAATAACTACGGACCAATGCCATACCAGTCTTTATTACCTGTTAAGGGTTCTAGTATGTCTTTTCTTGTTATCTTATTTGGCGGGTCAATTAAACCTAACCGTTTAGCTTCAGCTAAAAGCTCATTATAAGATTTTCTTGAAAGACCTTGTCTACGCATTTCACGTAAAGTCTTTCTAATAGTATCACCTTCAAGAGCATCTGCATAGATGGTTCTTAAAGCATCTTTCGCACGTCTTGCTTCACTAATATTAGTAAAAAAAGCATCGTGGATAGTTGCAGTTTCAACGTTGTTTTTAAGCCCCCATTGATGGAACTTTCGTACGATAACAGCGTCATTACTGTGATTTCCGTTAACACCTAATCCAATTCTAGCGTCATTTAACGAAGCTTTTCCTAAAAGCTTACCGTCTGTTGATGCGTCTTCATAGATGTTTGCAACTCTACGTCCAGTAACAGGATCTTCGAATTCAATACGATCTTGTTCTTTAAAACGATAACGTTGCATCATTACTTTACCGTCAAATGTTACCCAAGGGATGTCTGTCTTTTGGGTTTCATTGACATAACGTGTTGCTACCTTCTTCCAATAATTGATAAAGTTATCAGTTACAGGAGCACGAGCAGACATGTTTTTACTCATAATACGAGATATTTCCGAAAAATCTTTTGGAGTAACAATACCTCGTCTTGCATTGCTTATTTCTCTAACAAAATCACCAACATCAGGGTGAATGTCTTGGGCATCTTTAAGAAGTTTTCTTCCTACAGGTTGTCCTTTATTTATTAGACTTACAAGTTCAGATCTAAAGCTTTCTAGTTCGGCGACAACAGAAGTAGCGCCTTCTCTTTTTGCTAGTTTTATTTTACCATCAATAATTCTTAAGTTAGCATTAAGATTATCTTTAGTAATAGTTAAAAAGCCTTTATCATCTAAAACCTTAACAAGACCTCTAGAGACATTAGCTGTTTTAGTTGCAGCTCCTGCACCATAGAAACCAACCATGTTTTGATACTTAGCAGCTTTAGCTAGATCTTCCCAAGTTAAATTAGAGTCTCTTAGAGCAGGAATTTTTCTAAAGTCTGGATCATTAACAGTGTCCATAGCTACAAGGTCATATAGTCTATTTTTCTGAGTTGTAGCCAAAACATTGCTTGCTTCTGCAATATTTCTATCACCAGTAGATAAACCAATAATCTGAGCACCAGAAGAACTAGCGTCATTTTCGATCATTAATTTAGTCTTATAACTTCTTAAGGGTTTACCTGATTTAAGATGTCTTTCAATTCTTGCATATTCTAAAGCCATTCTAGAAAGTTTAGCAACTTCAGCACCTTCCAACCCTCTCAACAAAGGATGTTCTAAGAATTCTCTCATTCGTTTATCACGTTGAGTCTTAGCCATCATAGTTTCGCCTAAGTCAATAAGACTTTGCCTGTTTCTTTCAAAAATTGCACGGCGACCTGCCTGAGTAAGAGCTTCAGTTCCAGGTCCGATTAAAGCACCAATTTGTACTTTTAACTCATCTAAGGCCTCATCAGTCATATTAATAGCACGACCAGAGTTAAGAAAAGGTCTTACTAGCTCACCACCAGTAGGTGTTAAGTACCCTCTATGATAAATACGACCACGAGAATCTATAAAGGCAGTAGTACGAAAATTCCTACCTCGTTGAGCGTGGTATTTAGCTGTTGCCATGAGGCCATAACCTTGCTCTCCACGATTAAGTATTTCGTGCCTAAATTCGTTGAGACTGTCATAATATTTTGTGTTGCCTCGGGGATCCCTAAATCTAGCGAGATCGTCCATGAATCCAAAAAATTCATCGTCCACTCCGTATTCTACGTTCATAACGTGATTTAATGTTTTTGCCATGTCACGATCAATTTGTTTAGCATCATAATCTGCAAACTTATCTCTAGAAATCAAAGGAAGTCCTGTATCATTACCTCTGGCATCTACGTAAGTTTTTTTATTAGCCTTAACATAGAGTCTATCTCTAGCAGAAGTTATGCCTAACCTTCTAGAAATTGTTACCTTACGCTCTGCCTCTTGAAGCTTAAGTAGGTTTTTATTAACAACAATTACTTCTCTAGAGATTGTATCTCCCCAACCACCAGAGGCTCTTCCTGTTTCAACGTCAATAACTCCTCTACGAGTTTTGCCTCTGAATTGAACACGAATATAACCTTGTTGTCTAAAAAACTCTAATATTCTAGAACCTTCAGTATGATGATCTTTAAGCGTATGCTTGGTAAAAGGAATAATATTTTGAAAGTCTTTTGAAAATTGCTTACCAATATTAATAGCAAGGGTATCATAGTCAGTAGACTGCCCTGATGAAATTAACTTAGAAATTTTAGTTAAACTATCAATTGCCTTTTCATTAAAGATATTATCACTAGGTTTTTTAGATGCAACTAAGAATTCCCTATCAAGAATGCGGCGAATAGCTTCTCTATTCCCTGCTATTCTTTGAGTTAACCAAGAATCTGTCGGTTCTCTGTTATAAGCTTTTTTATATGCTTTATAGGCAGCATTAACTTTAGGATATCGTCTAAGAAGATTTTTCTTTAACTTTTCCTTAGTAGGATATCTTTCAGTAAATTTATTAAAATAAAGTCTTAAGGGCGCTCTTCCAGAAATAAATAATTGTCTTGCAAGTTTTTTACCTTCTGTTCTTCGCCAACCGTCAATAAACCTTTGATCGGCTAATTGATCTCTTTGTAAGTCAGCAAAGTTATAATACTTACCCATAATTTGTACTTGAGGAGTATCTTTTGACAAATAACTAACAAACATTTCAGAACGCTTGCGAGAACGTGTGTCTAGTAATCTAGAAACGTTTTGAACGGCAAATCTATTTTCTGCTCTAACAACCGCTGCAAAATCTCCCCACGGAATTTTATCTTTAGCATAACGTTCAAAAACAACTCTGAGATTTTCTACTACAACTGTTTGTTGATTTAAAGAAATTTTATCATTTAATCCTGCAGTAAAAGATTCAATAAATTGTTTTTGATCAGCAGATAAAAGTTTAGAATTACGCATAAAGTCTAAACGCTCTTGATAGAGATTAAAGTCAGGATCATAAATATTATTATTTTTAATTTCACCTGTTAAAGGATCAGCACTAAAGTTACGCTCATCAAATTCATTTCCAACCCTTCTTCGAGAGGCTTGTTTGCCGACTAGACTAGTACCTTTATAGTCAGTTAAAGACATTGTTTTACTAAAGTCATCAGAGTCTAATATAAATAACTGTCTTAGGTCATCTTTATTTTTAGGGTTTCTAATTAAAGATAAAGGTCTAGTCGCTTGTAGACGAATATCTTGTTCTCTAATCTTTTGTTTAGGGCGATAAACAGCAGTAGCATTTGCAGCCTTAGCCCGTAAAGCTTGTATGCTTAACGCTTTACCTTTAGGCGTAATAAATTGTTCTGCTTTTAATTTGCCTTGTCTAAACAAGTTTGCAGCATCTTCAGAGCCTAACATTTTACTCTGAATATCCATAGACTGTCTTTTTAACCAGTTACCGAAGCTTTCCTTTTTTGGAGGAAGTCCGTTAAGCTCTTGATCACTTTTTACATTTAATTTTGTCTTTTTTAGTCTAGGGGTTTGCTCACGAAATAATTCCTGTTTGTTTTTAAGTACAGGAGTCATTGAGCTACGACAATTCCAATGTAAAGGTGGTATAAACCTTTTGTCATCTAAATCATAAACTTTACCGTTATGATGTGTACAAATAGGGCTTGTACGAGAGTCAAGTATAGCAGTAAACATAAAGCCTTTAATTATATCTTTATTGTCTTCTGCTACTTTTCTTAGTGCTGCTGTTTGAGTAGAAGTTATGGCAGTTCTCGTTAAAGTCTTTGCTTGATATTCTGTTATTTTAGTAGTTTTTAAAACATCTGCAATAATTTCGTTTGGAGATTTATTGTTTGCTAACCCAGCTTTAACTTTAGACTGGATTCTAACAAGTTCACCTGCAGAAATATTTTTAACATTATCACTAAGACCTTTTGCCCCACGCATAGTAGGGCCAGTTACTTCAGCTAATAACTCTCTTGTCTTAGGTTTATTAACTTTGTAAAAGTCTTTAACTTCTTTGTAAAGGTTATCGCTATGAAAGTCTAATTGAGAAGTAGAAAATTCTTTAATAGAGTTCTTTTTATGAGAAAGAAGCTCTGTACCAAAACGACTTACTTCTTTGGAAACATCATTCTTAATGTTTTTTCTAAGCAAGTCTCTTAGGTTTTTTCTATGACGTCTTATAATACGTCTATTTTGGATTTGAATTCCTTCTTCATATAACCTTACATCTGCCATATGATCTACAATTCGATCATAAATTTTATCGTTGATATTCATCTAGTACTCCATCGAGTAGTTAGAGTTATTCCTCTATTTGTACCTCATCATCTTGAGGTTGATTTGTAAGAGGGTCAGTTTGTATTTCTTCAATAGCATCTTCATCGCTGTAATCAGCAGGTAAGAAATCATTATATTTAGCAATATTGATAAACGTAGAACGGCTAATAATACCCATTTGATACCATTCCGAAACAAGTCGCATAGCGCCTTCACCACCAACCATGGGGGCAAAGTCATTAGACATTTGGAATTCTACATCTTCAGCAGTATACATAGAACCATACTTCCAGTTAAGCATAAAAGCAATAACTTCACGAATAGTTCCAGATACTTTAGCATTTAGTGTTCCTAGCTGTGCTGTTTGAGAGGCATTGCGAATTTCTAAGGCTACACCTGAAGCTGCTTGCTCTGGTGAAAGCATACGAATACCCATCTTAGCCATTTCGTTTACAGTAGAGTCAATTGCTTTTTCCATATCTGAAAGTGCAGCAGTAGGTGTTTCAAGTACGCTAATTGATTCATCTTTGCGCACACGCAACCAAGTACCAAGACCTGCATTTACAATTTCTTCAAACTCTTCATCTGTCATATCTGATTGTACAACAGGAGTATAAGTTGCTGCGCCATACAGTAAGTGATTACGGCGAGATACTTTGTTATATAGTGCAATCTCTCTGTCAATAAGAGGCATAAGCACTGGTTCTACGGGTTCAAAATGACCGTTAAGAGGCCAAGCTGGAATACGAGAAATACGTTCACCAAACATAGTTGGATAAACAGTATTAACTTTAGTAAAGCCAATTTCTGTTAAACGATCTTCATATTCTTGTTTTACATCACCGTTAAGAACTTTAATTTCTGTATTTGTATCTGGATGTTCATAATAATCTAAGACTAGTTTACCAGACTCATCAAGATAATGATCACACACAGTATCAATATAATTAGGATGCCAAGGATTATCTGAAGGATAACGTTTTGTTAGATAGCGAGTTACCCAGCGAGTAAGCGTCTTTTGGCGAGTTACTGGATGTGTATCAGTTTGTATGTTAATTACGTTTTCAGCTTCAATAAGCACTGGATATGGTTTAATATTTATGCGCTCTTCAGGGGTCATCATATCAAACTGTTGCTCTGTTAGCTGTGGATAGTCCACATAAACCCAAGCTCTTGAAGTCTGAAGCTCTTCCCACAAAGCTGCATCAAGGAAGTTAAATAAAGAACGTCCATCGAGAGTAAAGTTATTACGAATCCAATCAATAGCGTCTTCTGGTAGTTCTTCTGGAAGCTTTATGTGAGAGTCTTTACGAAGCAAGGAACTAATAAGAACTTTACAGTACTGTGCTGTAAGCCCAGGAAGTTCTGCTT